CCTCCGCTTCATCCGGCGGCGCTATCTCCTTGCTTATATCTATTCCCTGGTAGCCCGACTCTGGGTCACGAGCCAGCCGCTCGCGCTCTTCTTGCGCGTCGATCACCCCGCGGTCAATCAAGTTCCCGGCTCGGATACTGTCGTTGACGCGGATGGTCGATTCCTGCTCTTCAGTCATTTCGTAGAGTGGCACAAACTCAAACGTGATTTCCGGGTCAATCGCTCCGTACATCGACATCTGAACTATCTTGAACATCTTGTCTATCGCATCACGCCAGTGTGCCTCTTGTTGGGCATGAATGTAGTCGTACCAGATGCGTACTTCGCCCTCGGCCACGTTGCCAAAGCCTGAAGGAGTAATGCCCGTCAGAACGGTTGCAGGTTCCCTCGACACGACGCAAAGCTGCTCAAGCGCCTGGGATTGGAGTTCGTGTAGGCCGCTCAAGGGAACGGCGATCTGCTCAAGCTCCTCGCGGTCCTTGTCCAGCGCCATCACGCCCTTGTTGCTGCGCGTGGCTGTGAATAGCTTGATACGGGAGAACAGGTTTGAGCCGTCGTCACCGCCGGTAAGCACCTGGTCCATCGCTGTCTTGAGAACCACGATAGAAAAGTTGTTGATGAGGTCAGAAACGCTCTGCCGAGTACGCAGCCAATTATTGACGTAAGGCTCCGCAAGTTGCGATAAGCTCATGCCGGAGAAGTTGAACGCGGGCTTGAAGATGTCGGGAACTTCGCGGGTGACGGTCACGATTACCCGCGATGCGTCCCAATGCTCACCCATTACCCACCAGCTATCCGGCCTGTAGAAGTTCGGGCTGGAGGGCGTAAGGGAGTTGTACATCAGCGGCGTTGTCCAGATCGGATCGACGTTCTTAAATCCAATCAGGCTGTCTTTCTTGACTGTGCGCGAGTCGATAATGAGCGGCGTCTTTAGGTCTGCCCCTTTGATGTTGATGAGAATCTGGCCGGTTCCGTAGAACGCATCATGTTCAGCAGCCTTGCGGATAATGCCCTGAATTCCCAACGCCGTAAACGCTTGCTCAATCTCGGTAATCTTCGTCTTGGTCGATTCATCCTCGGTATCTGTGCTGTTGAATTTAATCCACTTGCGCGTCAATTCAGTAGCCAGCGCGGTAGCCATGTTGCGGTATTCCGAGCGTAGCGCCAAGAGCATCAGGTATGGATAGCCGGGGAATCCTTCGATATTGCTGTACGCATAGAGTTGGGAGCCGAACTGAGGCCCAGCGTCCATTGCCAGCCGCGCACACTCGTAGGCTGGTTCTGAGTCCATTGCCACCTGAGCTATTGTTCCACTTGGAACAACGCCTGCCGGTATCACAGGGATGCGGATAGGGTAGTGGACGCGCTCGACTGGCTCCTCAAGAGCTAACCGAACCGCCGATGGGCTGATTCGCTGCGTTGCAAGTTCGTTACTCTTACGTTTCCTCTCGCGGAAACGGCGGACACGATCACGGCTGCTTGACGGCTGCTCGGTAGGCTTTTCGTTTTCCATTAAAGGCTCACTCCAAAACGATTATGCACCAATTCTCTCATTTCGTCACGCAGGTAGTATCCCTCAGCGAAGAAATCGCCTAAGCGTGTCCAACCGTTACGGAAGTCAAACGGACGTGACCCACGCCAGCTTGGGAAGCTGCTTCGCACACCGTCGCGCAACGTAATCTGGCTCTTGGAATACATCACCGGCATAGGCTCAGCCAGCATTTCCTCTTGAGTGCGCCGATACCTCATTGCACCAACCCCAGCGCTCGATCAATCGCGGCCTGCGAGACGAGAAGTCTACCAAACAGAGGATACAACCTGCGAAGCGCCTGAGTCATGCTGTCCACCTGATCATCGTGCGCTGCTGCCGGGAAGCTCGTAATCTCGGATATGAAGGGAACGATCCACGGGGCTATAGCCGCATCGGGTATCCAAACATTCAGCGCCTCCCAATAGCTTGTCACAGCGTGTGCGCGGGCCAGCTTTGACCCGTCAGGCTCTATCGGGATGATTCCCGGCACGTGGGCCTTGAGGGTGTCGATTACCGCCGGACCGTTCGCCTTATCCTCAATCAGCACCTCGCAGGATTTCGGCCAGCGGTTCTGAAGCTCTATCACCGCTGCCACAGTCGCCGTAAAGCTCATCCGTTTACGCATCTGATCAAGTAGATAGGTATTCGCCCCGGCGCGTCCCCACACCTGCCCCACAACAAAGTCTGTGCCGTCTGTATCCTTGAATGTACAATCCCAAGACGTGATGACCTTATCCCACTTCTTCGGAAGGTCTTTAGGCAGGTAGTATTGAATCCCTGATTCCTTGAATACGTTTCCGCCCAAGGCGCGTGGGCTCTGCTGATACAGCGCGGCCCACCAGTAGTCAGAGAGCAACCCTTTGGTTTCCTGTAGCTTTTCAAGGCTGTGGAGTTCCGGCACTAACGCCCCCGCCGGTAGAGAAGAATTGTACCCAACCTCATCTGGTAGGTTAATGGCGGGGAATCGAAGATGCGTCAGGCGCGGGTTGCCGCGATACATCTCCAAAATGCGCCCCGGCAAGTCGTCCATCGCCCAGGACGTAGCCATAACAATCTGCCCGGAGTTCTGACTGAGCCGAGTAGAGAAGACGGCCTGGTACCAGTTCCATTGCGATTCTTTTACTGTCTCGCTAAGGGCTTCGCTCTCGCCTTTCGTTGGATCATCAACTATACCCACGTCTACCGGACGGCCAGTCAGTCCAGCGCCTACTCCCACCCCCACATAGCTTCCAGTCCCGCCCGGCGACGTGAACTCTCCCATACGATCAAGCGCAAATTTGCGCTTCTCAATAGCTAAAGGGAATAGCCTTTGATGCTCGGGCGATGCCAGATTGATGCGAACGCTTTGCGCCATTGTGTTGGCAAGAGAATCGGCATAGCTGGCCGCACCGATGCGCCACTGGGGGAACCGAGAGAGTAAATAAGCTGGTAGCTTGCGCGATACGATCTCGCTGTTATGTGTCGGCGTCATCGAACGTCCGGCGAGGAACAGATGCGATGGAGAATCAACTTGGATGCAAACTGTATCGCGCACACCCGCTGATGTCACCGTGATGTATGTTCCCGGATGCTTGTGCCCACTACGACACTTGATTGCTTTTCTCGGCATACGAGCGGCGGAGTCCAGATAGAAAGACACGCGGTACTTAGCCCCGCAATCCTTCCCGTACAGGCGAGCGCGAGACGTTGCCATATTCGCTTTTGCCCCAAGCGATCTAACCAACTCTTGCACCCCAAGCGCGAGACTCAAGTTGGTAGAGCAAAACTCAACCTGTCCCTTTGGTCCAACATATCCGTCTGTGTCCATAAGCCCCTGAAGCAAACTCAATCTTTGGGTTTTAGATGCCCGCAGATACTCCCCAGGAATGTGCTTGTTTCTCAGAAGATTCATGCGCTTCAGAATTGGGGTGACAGCAAATATCCCAAACGTATTGTGTGTTTTCCTGTTGGCAGTCCGGTATCCAAGACGTTCAATCTCTCCCCGTGTCCAAGGAGTGTCGTCATCGCTTGCCGTGATCGTGGCGTGAGCGGATGTCCCATCGCCAAGCCATACCCCCAGCACATAGGGGTCAATCGGCAACACTGCAAGAGGGCATTCAATCGGCCCCGCATGTTTGATTAGAGGGTTGCGTTTAGATGTGCGGTTAGCAAGATACTGAGTCGAGCGAAGAGTAAGGGCCTTCTGTTTGCGGCACAATCTCACCTCCCATTCGTGGGCAGCATCCGCGATAATCTCATCTCCATCATCTGTCGTGACTGAGAACGTGGGGCGGTCATGCCAAACAGGACTCTTCCCGGTCACGCGGCAAACCGATCCGTTCTCATCGAAGACCTCATCCCCGATGACCAGATGTCCAATCTTTTCCCAGCCAGCCGGAGTGGGAATTGGGGTATCAATGGCCAGGGCTTTCCCATGCTGCGGTGGAGCCTGCAATACGAGAATGGGCCGCTTCCCTCCTTGCACTTCTTCAATGAACTTGTCGAGCGCCATACAAACCGCATCTGAGAAGGCTGAGTGCCGATAGGACGGAAAGGTGTATTGAATGTAGTCGGCTATCGACCGGCGAGCCTTGCGACGCGCTAGAAGTTCACCAGCGGCCTCGGATGGAGTAATCACCTGTTCCCGGTAATCAGCGCGGCCAACTGATCGTCCGTAAAGTCAATCGGCGTTAGATTGGCAATCGGTATCGCGCCACCCTCTGGCCCGGAGATCGGCTGCGTGATCTTGCCCTCTACCCTGTCCGCAACCTCTGCCGCTGCCTGTACCTTGCCCTTCACGGCCTCACGCACCAGCGACATAGCGATTACCTGTGCGTATGTGGTGGATTCGTCTAGCTTTAATTGCCGCGCCATATCGGGAGGGATGGGCTTGTCAAGCAGGGCAGCGTATGCGTCAGTGAGGGGCTTGCGCTTGGGACGGCCTGACATATTGCCTGATTCCCCAGGTTTCCACTTCCGCGCCTCCATCTCAGGCGTCAGCTTTGGTACGTAAGGCGTCTTTCCTTGCGTGTTTGCAGCCACGTCCTGTTCGCTATCCGGCACTCAGCACCGCCTTCTTCCCTGTCGCCTGCTCCCAACGTGTCACAATCACGTCATCAATGCCGATAGCAGCCGCATTTTCAACCGTTTTATTCCCGGCCACGATGTTCCCGTGCTTATCCAGCAGGATTGACCGGCCAGCCCCGTATTGCCGTAAGCTGTCCTCGATCATCTGGTTCCCGCGTGGTGAGCCGAGGTTGGCATTTTTCCCGTCCGGGATAAGC